TATAAGGAATTTAACGATTTTAATATTATGATCTTGGAAGATTTTATTGCTAATTCAACAGAGTTTTCCTCCGCCACCAAAAAGGCGTATGAAAGTAATTTAAAAATATGGTTTAAGTGGGTAAAGGATAATTTAGGAAATAAATCACAATTAGAGATAAAGCCCTTGGATTATAAAAGATTTCAAAATTGGCTATTAAATAGAGGTTGCGGTTCTGCAGATGTTAATAACAAGCGAGCCGCAATCTCTTCTTTAAATAGTTATATTGAAATTTACTATCATGATGATTATCCAGCTTTTAGGAATTTTATTAACAAGAGCATTAAACGACCTGCGAAAACTTTTGTTCATGAAAAAGAACCATTAACAAAAAATGAGTTCAATCATCTTATAAATGAACTTACTAAACAAGAAGAGTGGCAAAAAATTGCTTATTTAGAATTTACCCTTTCAACAGGATGTAGAAGAGCAGAAAGTAGACAACTTTTGAAATCCGTCATAGATGCATCTCCAATTGTAAAGAAAAAGTCATATGTAGATGATAACGGTAATACATGCGAAAAAGAGATTAAATATTATCAAACTCATCCAATAAGATGTAAAGGCAAATCTGATATTGGAAAAGTAAGAAAACTTTCATTTAGTCAAAGGGCTATGGATGCAATCAAAAAGTGGATTGAAGTAAGAGGAGAGGACGATTGCGAATATGTTTTTATCACTAAGTATGGAGGAAAAATTAAACAAGTTGGAGAAACAACCTTCAATAGTTGGTGTGCTAATGATTTTGAAAAGATTGTTGGAAGGAGAATACATCCTCACTTATGGCGAGAATCCGCTGCAACGCAACTTGTGATGGAAGATGGAAAAAATATTGAAAGTGTTAGAGCATTGCTTGGGCATGAAAGCTCTGAAACAACAAGAATATATGTTATCAGAGATGAAGATGAGGATTTAGACGATATATTTTAAAGGGGGATATTATGGCATCTAAAGGAAGGCCGTTTGGCGGTACAAAACTTTCTGGTGTCACTTTATCAGCAAATAGTAAAAAGAAAATTAACACAGAAGCAAAGATAACAAAAATTGAAGCAGTTAAAGATGAGCTTGGTTATCGATGTTCGTGTTGTGGTAAAACATTTAAAAGTCAAAGAAATAACTTTTCTGTGTCAAGTTCACCTCTCTTTGCAGGTAACAATGGCTTTATTCCATTTTGTAAGAATTGTGTGGACACCTATTACTTGAAATTAGTAGAATTTTATTCAGGCAATGAAGAGCATGCAATAGAGAGATGTTGTCAAATTTTTGATTGGTTTTATTCAGACAATATTGCGGCTATGACACAAAAATCATTATCTGCTGGCAAAACAAGAATTGGCTTGTATCCTAGCAAAATGAATATAGTGCAAGACAAAGGGTGTGCCACTTATCTTGATACTATTGAAAGAAAAGAGAATGACACCATTAATAACATTTCTGAACTCAAAGAGTTAAACAATGGGGATGAAGGAATTCAGGTAAGCGAAGAAGACATCAACATGTTTGGCGCTGGTTATAAACCAGATGAATATGTTTTTTTAAGAGAACAGTTTGATGAATGGGTTACACGCCACGAGGCAAAAACAAAAGCACAAGAAGAATTATTTAAAGCATTGTGTATGGCTCAACTTTTAATAAGAAGGGCTCAACAACAAAATAATCCTAAAGGTGTGGCAGAAGCATTTAAGTCATTTCAAGATTTATTAGGTTCTGCAAATCTAAAACCTAATCAAAACAACGATAATTCATTGGTTGAACAAAACACGTTTGGAACATTAATTAAGAAGTGGGAAGAGGAACAACCAATACCTGAATTAGATGAAGAATTTAGAGATGTTGATTATATTAAAAAATACATAGATACATTCTTCTTTGGTCATCTATCAAAAGCTATGAAAATAGAGAATGATTATGCAGCAAAATACGAAGAAGAAATGTCAAAATATACTGTAACAAAACAAGAATATGAGGAAGAACTTCTCGATGATGAGGAGGACGACTTTGGAGAATAAAAAATTAACAGAACAAGAAGTTTTACAGGGCAAAGCACAAAAAATAATGAATACAATTGCACGTAAAGCTTCTTTTTATAGGGAAAATCCACATATTTTTTGTAAGGAATATCTTAATTTAAACTTAAAACTCTTTCAAAAAATTTTAATTTGTATGATGAATTTTAAGAATTATTTTATGTTCCTTGCATGTCGTGGCTTAGGTAAAACGTATCTCACTGCAATTTTTTGTGTCGTGAGATGTATTTTATATCCAGGAACAAGAATATGTGTTGCATCGGGCAGAAGAAGGCAGGCAATAGAAGTAATTGAAAAAATAACTACAATTTTAATGCCGGCATCTTCTAATCTGCGGAGCGAAATAAAGGATTTTTCAACAAGTCAAGCAGATGCTTATGTTGACTTTCATAATGGCTCAAGAATAAAGGTTGTAACGGCGTCAGACAATGCCAGGGGTGCAAGGGCAAATATTTTAGTTTGCGATGAGTTCAGGTTGGTGCCTTTAAATGTTATTCAAGCAGTTTTAAGAAAATTCTTAATTGCACCAAGGCAACCAGGCTATTTGAACAAAAAACAATATCAGCATTTAACTGAAAGAAATAAAGAGATTTATATGTCTTCTTGCTGGTATAAATCACACTGGTCTTATGAAAAGGCAAAATCATATACAGCACAATTAGTAGACACAAAAAGAAAGTATTTTATTTGTGCGCTTCCATATCAACTTGCTATTAAAGAAAATCTTTTAAGTAAGGAACAAGTTGAAGATGAAATGTCAGAAAGTGATTTTAATGAAGTTACTTGGTCTATGGAAATGGAGTGTTTATTCTTTTCTGATGATGAAGGTGGTTTATATAATTATGAAGACATTTCAAAAAACAGAAAAATTCATTATCCGTGTTTTCCAGCAAATGGCGAATGTAGATTAAATGACAAAAGATTGCTGATTCAAAATAAATTGCCGGGAGAAATCAGAATTTTATCTGCCGATATTGCTCTTATGTCATCAAATGTCAATAATAACGATGCAACATCAATATTTTTGAATCAGTTAATGCCAACAGGTTCTAATAAGTTAGTTAGCAATATTACTTATTCCAAAAACCAGGAAGGGTTAAGAACAGATGAGCAGGCCCTTGCAATAAGAAAACTTGTAGATGAATTTGATGCTGACTATTTAGTAATTGACTGTAAAGGAGTTGGATTAGGTGTAGTTGACTTAATTATGGCCGACTTATATGATCCAAACACAGGAATAACTTATCCAGCACTTTCGTGTTGTAACAATAAGGAAATTGCAGATAGATGTAGGGTTCCAGATGCACCAAAGAAAATATATGCAATAAATGGTAACTCAACATTCAACTCACAGTGTGCATTGGGATTAAGAGAGGCATTAAAGCAAAATCAGGTTAGACTCTTGGTTTCTGAATATGATGCAGAAGATTTGTTAATGGATATTCCTGGATATAACAAGTTATCACCTCAAGACAAAATAAACCTAAAAATACCATATTTAAACACTACCTTGCTAGCGAATGAGCTTGTAGAACTTGAATATGAAACAAAAGATAATGTTATAAAAGTTAAAGAAAAAGCTGGTAAAAGAAAAGATAGGTACAGTTCTTTAAGCTATAACATTTATCTGGCAAAAGAGAAGGAACGAGAGTTGAGAGCAGCAATGTCAAATCCTTCAGTTGAAGATTTGGTTTTTAAGTTTCGTTCACCAAAAATAAAATCTAAATATTAAAAGGAGGGGTAATGAAAAGAAAAGATTTAGAGCAGCGAATAATTGAGTTGGAAAACTTAAATAAGCAAAATTTAGATAAGTACAATTCAGATATGCAATATTTTGCAAAGAATCTATTAAAAGCAACAATTAAAAACGCCCAAAACAATACATCGGCAAATAAAGCAACAACTTTCTCTAAATATAAAAAGGAAGACATTATTGAATGGCTTAAAAATCCTGCAAGTAATGAGAAAAACTTAAGAGATGCTTCTATTTATATGTATTTATCATCAATGCACTATCAACGATTAATAAGTTATTATTCAAATCTTTATACCTGGGCATACATTATTTCTCCAGTTAATTTTGATAGAGGTAAGATTGAGGGTAAGAAAGTTGAAACTTTTAAGAAACAATACCTTAAATCAGTTCACGAAATGGAGAATTTGCACTTAAAGAATATGGGGCAAATGCTTTTAACAGTCGCTTTAAGAGAAGGTACATTCTACGGGATTAGAGTGTCAGATGGAACCACTTCCATTATTCAAAGAATTAATCCAGATATTTGCAAAATATCATCTATGGTAGATGGTGTTTTTTTATATTCTGTTGATATGTCAAAGATAGGGAAAGATAAACTTTCTTTTTATCCTCAAATAATTTCTGATTTATATGCAGAATACGAAAAGGATAAACAAAAGTGGAAGGAAATACCAATGGATGTTTCTGTTTGTGTTAAGGCAGATACAAGTATTTTAGAGTATTCAATACCTTGTTTTGCCTCAACAATGCCATCTCTATACACAATCGAAAATGCATCACAATTACAGGAAACAAAAGACGAGTTGAATAATTACAAAATGTTAGCAGGGCAGGTTCCTACAGATGATGCTGGGAAACCATTGATGTCTTGGGACTTATACTTAAAGTATTATAATCATCTTGCTAATGCAGTTGGTGACGGAGTTGGCCTTGCAATTTCGCCGTTTAACCTAAAATCATTTGACTTTGAGCAAAGTGGTTCGACGGCAGAAATAGACAATGTAAGCAGGGCTATAAATAACTATTGGACAACGGCAGGTACTTCAGGACTATTGCACGGCGTAACAAATAACACATCGGGAGTAACAAAGTTAGCAATCAAAAATGATAAAAATTATATTATTGGCATTATTGAACAAATAGAAAGATTAGTAAATTTACATCTTAAGACAAGTATAACTGGTTCATTTAAGTTTAAAATTTCTATTTTGCCTGTGACCATATATAATCGTGAAGAATTTATTGAAATGTATAAGGGCGCAGTTGCTTTTGGACTTGGAAAGTCGCATTATGCTGCTGTGCTTGGAATTCCTCAAGGAGATATTGAAGGGTTATCGTATTTGGAAAATGATGTGTTACAAATTGATTCGATACTCGTTCCAATGACTAATAGCCATAACTCTACAGGAGTGAAATCACAAGGAAGACCACAAGTAGACGAGGAGGATTTGTCGGATGGCGGAGAAAAGACCAGAGATAATGATTCCAATAGTAATCAGTAATTGGAGGATATATGGAAAATAAACAGGGAAAATTAGTAAAAATTTATGATAAAAAAATCGCCGATGCTTTACAAGACGGCGGTTTTTCTTATATGACAGAACTTCAAAACAATAGAGAAGTTTATGTTTTTATACAGTCAGCAGAACTAATGAAATTATTAGGTTCTACATACACAACAACCGAGCTGACTGTTGACACTAAATTAAGATTTTAATTAGGAGAATAAAGTGAAACGTGAATCAGTTAAGTTTAATGCAAAAATAACTCCTGTTAAACCTTTAAATGATGAGATGACATTGTGCAAATGTTATGTAATGGCGGTTGGTAAAAACAGGAATTATTCTTGTATTAGTAAAGAAGCAGTGGAAGATGCACTTCCAACAATTTACAACATACCTGTTGTTGGACATATGTATGTTGGGGAAGATGGTGAATATCACATGGGAGGACACGACTTTGAAGTTGCACGAGACGAAAATAATAAATTAATTTTTAAAAGCGTATGCGTGCCTTATGGCGTTGTCCCTGAAAACAATGATATGCACTTTGAAACAATAATTGATAGTATGGGAAACGAAGCAACTTATTTGGTTTCAAATGTTGTTTTGTGGACTGGAAGATATCCTGATTTGTTTAAGGCTGTTTATGACGAAAATCTATACTTTGGTCAGAGTATGGAAATTGACATAAAATCAAGCGAAGCCTTAAAGGATGACGGTAGGTATGTTGATATTAAAGAGTTTGCTTTTTCAGCATTGTGTTTGCTTGGAAAAAGTAAAGATAAAGAATATCATGTTGAACCTTGTTTTCCAGATAGCCGTATAGAGCCATATCAATTCTCCGTAGATTCAGAATTTGTAAAACTTATGGAAGAATTTAAGGAAGAAGTGAAAAAGTGTTTCCATACTATAGAAAATCAAGAAGGGGGACAAAAAGTGTTAACAAACGAAATGATTAATTCTATTCTTGGTGCATTTGGTTTAAAACTTGAAGATCTAAAATTCGAGATAACCGATGAGATGACCGAGGAAGAATTAAAGGCAAAGTTAAAGGATGAAGAATCCACAGATGAAGCCACACCAGATGTTAATGAAGAAGAATCAGCAGAAACATTACCTGAAAACAACTTTGCATTGACATACAAGGACAAGAGAAATGCTATTGCACTTGCATGTGAGAATCTTTGTAAATATGAAAATGGCAATTACATTGGTTATTTTATGGTTGATTATTGTGACAAATATGTTTATATGAAAGAAATATTTGTTGGCGAACAATGTACTGAAAGATACTGCAGAGTTGAATACACAATAGACGAAAATAGTTGTGTAACTTTCAATGGTGATTTTACGACAGTTGTTTCACAATTCTTAACATTAGAAGAAGTAGATAAACTAGAGAAGGAAAGAGCTGAATACGACCAATTAAAACAATTTCAAATTGAACGTTTGAAAGCTGACCGTGAAATAAAGTATTCAGAAGTTATTAAAGAATTTTCTGACCTTGAGGGGAATGAAGAATTCGAAAATATTGTAAAAGAAAAAATGACCTATAATTCTGCTGAAGAATTAAGAGAGAAATGCTTTGCAATACGTGGAAAAACAGTAAATGTTGAAAAAGAGAAGAAAGGTGAAAGCAAAATCTCATTTAATATTGAAGAAAAAGTAGAAGTTTATGGGGGATTTTTCACAAAATATCCACCACATAGTGGAAATTAAAAAAAAGGAAAGGTAATTATTTATGGAAAAATATGCATGCGTAAGAACTGATAATATGTCAGGTACAATTATGGCAAAAGACCTTTTGTCATTAAGATATAATGAAGACATCGAAAATGGTAATGTATTGGAAATTGGTGGACTAGAAGAAGGCGAAAGAGAAGTTAGAGAAGGTAAAACCCCAACTGCATCAAGCGAACTTGGAAAAATTGCTTTGGTTGCATCTGAAGAAGTGGTAAAAGACAAAAGTTTTGCGCCAGTAGCAAGTTTTAAGAATATTAAGGGAGATATTATCAGAGGATACAGATTAACACCTGGTGATATTTTCTCTGTAACAATTGAAGCATTAAATTGTGCTTCAGATTATGAAGTTACAGTTGGAACAGTTATTGAACTTATGGAAGGAACAAAACTTAATGCTGTTGCTTCAGCGACAGAAGGTTCAACAGTTGTTGGTGAAATTATTGCAATAGAAGATGAATGGTATGTAATTGAAGTTAATGCCTAATTAATTTAAAAACTAAAAAAGGGAAGGTAAATTATGGATAGAAAAGATATTTTGAAAGTTGCCATTGATTTAATGCATGGCAAAATTGCTGGAAATTATTCAACACAAGATGCTGCAGAATCACTTCGTTGCGCTCTTATTGAGGCAAATGGTGGTTCAACAAAAATAAACATTAAAACATTCTACAGAGGAAACAAACTTTTTGATTTAGTTGAGGAACTTATCACAGTAACAATTGAAGAAGGTTTAGAGGAAAGCAATCCAATTTTTGATTTGGTGGAATATAAAAACATTGCAAGTGGTGATGTAAATGAATTCCAATTTGATGGCAATGCAAATTTTGTAGTTGCAGATGTTGCTGCTGGAATTCGTGGTGTTAGACGTCAAAGAATTGTTGGTGGCGAAACTGTAAGTGTTAAAACAGCTATGAAAATGGTTAGAGTATATGAAGCACTTGGTAGATTGCTTGCTGGAAAAATTACATTTGATAAATTTATTGAAGGTGTTGCAAAAGCGTTTAATAAGCAAATCCTTGCTGATGCTTATAAAGCAATAAAAGAAATAACAGGTGCTACAACAGGATTAAATTCAACTTATGTTGAAAGTGGATCTTTTGATGAAGATAAATTGCTTGAGCTTATTGAACATGTTGAAGCAGCAACAGGTAAAACAGCAAAAATTTATGGTACAAGAACTGCATTGAGAAAAGTAAATACAGCAACCAAAGGTAATGAAACAAATAGTGACATGTACAACCTTGGTTACTATGGTAAATTTAATGGCACAGATATGGTTTGTTTGAAACAAGCACACAACAAAGATGGCAAAACTTTTGCACTTGAAAACAACAAGATTTTTGTTATTGCATCTGATGACAAACCAGTTAAAATTGTTAACGAAGGTGAAGGTCTTTTAATTGAAAGAGACGCAACAGAGAACAACGATCTTACACAAGAATACATCTATGGACAAAGCTATGGTGTTGGTGTAATTTGTTCAGATAAATTAGGTATTTATACAATTTCCTAATCAAATTATAGACATAGGCGGAATAAATAAAATTATTCCGTCTTTTCTATAAAAATTAAAAAATTAATGAAAATAAGGCTAAAAAGGAGAAAAAATGGCAAAATTTAAGCAAAAAAACAATAATTTTATTGCGGACGATAATGAAAAAGCAAAATTAAATCTTAAAGATTTTACGTTTAATACTAGAATTGAAGACACTGTTCTTATAAGAGTTAAGAGTAATGTCGTTGGTGGTTTAACCTATAAAAACACAAGAACAGGCGAAACAACTAGATGGAATAAGTGTGGTGAAATACAAGTTTTAACTATGGGTGATTTAAGAGAAATGAAGGCAATGCAATCTAGTTTCTTTATTAATCAATGGATTGTTATTCTTGGTATTGAAGAAGGGTTTAATTGCAATGCAACATTGGCAGATATTTATCGTTCTCTTGGTATTATTAAATACTATGAAAATTTAGTTGAACCATCCGACTTTGAATCAATTTGTAAGTGGAGTGAAGAACAAATCAAAGAAAAAACTGCAAATATGACAGAAGATGCAAAGAGTAATCTTGCAATAGCAATAAATGAATATATTAAGAATGGAACACTAGATTCTGTAAAGAAAATTAAGGCATTTGAAGATGCGCTCGGTTGCGAACTTGTAAGAGAGACAGAAGAATAGTATGACAAAATATATTGACATTTATAACAGAGCAATGTTTCGTTTTTCGGATTATTCTTTTTTGGATTTAGAAAATGAGATCCGTAATCATATAATGCAGAATTTTCTTAAACAAGCAATAATTGATTTTAAGCCCTCTTGTAAAAATAATTTAGAAAATTATAACGATGAATTAGGGCAGTTTAATGAAGTTTTAGGAGAAGAGGAACAAGAAATTCTTGCTCTTGGTATTGCATATTACTGGCTAAGCCATAAAGCGCTCAATAGTGAGTTGCTTAAAAATACAATGTTAAGAAAAGATTATAATACATATTCTCCAGCAAATTTATTAAAAGAAATAACTTCATTAAGAGATGATTTAAGAAAAGAGTATCGTGGGAAAATCAACGAATACTCTTTTAGATATAGTAATTTAGATAATTTAAAAGTAGGTGGCACAAGTGACTAAAATTTCAACATTTTTATCAACGCTACGAAATGATGTCTTTAAGTTGTTGCCAATGAAAGAAGCGTTTAATGAAGGAAGAGATAATCATATTTCTGAATACATTTATTCGCTTATTGTAACAGCAGAGGGAGCACTAGTTACTTTTAAAGAACTAGAAACTTCAAAGGGATATATTTATGTAGTAAATAATTTAAACTATCTTTGCTTACACGAAAGCATTGAGTTTAGTAAGTGGAGAAAAATTATTTTAAATTGCAGTCGCAGTTTAGATGATTTAAGCAAATCTTTCGGAGGAAAATAATTATGAAAGATGGTGCAAGATGGGATATTTACGATAAATATCTTAAAAGCAAAAGGATTTCTGATAGAGAGCAATCTATTAAGAATGTTGTAGATTCATTTAATGAACTTGCATCTTCTAATCCAGCATTTCAAGATCAAGCAGAATGCAATGGAGTCATTACTCCGATTATTGCTCTTAGAACTAGTTCAAGAGTATGTAAAATATCATTATCTCCTAATTCAAAAGTGAATATAGGTGACGAAATAAAATGCTATGATGAACATTGGTTGGTAATGGAACTATACGAAGATGAATATGGCCTAATATCTGGTGAAATTTGGTTATGTAATCATTTGTTTAGATTTCAAAATCATAGTTCTGAGATAATAGAAAAATATGGAATTATTGATGATGGTTCTTATACTAATAACAATGAAAAACCAATTACCATCGCTGATGCAAGGTATCCGATGTATATAAGCTTAGATGAGAATACTATTCCATTTTATATTGATAAGAGACTTGCAATTGGAACGATGTATAACCATAGCAATGAAAAAATACTTCAGGTTATGAAAATAACTTGGATAGATAAAGTAAACCAGAATAGTGGCAAGGGCAGTCATTTATTAAAACTACAACTAGCAAACGATGTTTATAATGAGGAAACCGATGATTTAAAGTTGATGGTCTGCAATTATATTAAAGAAGGAAATGTTATGGCAACATCAACTTTAGAAATAAACGGAAAAGCAACAATTAGGATTGGAACAGCAAGAGAATATTATATAAATTCTGAACAAAATCATAATTTTATTTGGTCTGTTAATAACCCTAATGTTACGGTTCAAACGATTGGTTCAAAGTGTAAAATATCTGTCCCTTTTGACGAAAAACTTGTTGGTGAACAGATAATTTTGACTGCAAAAACTGACCAAATAATAGCAACAAAAATAGTGGAGGTGGTGTCAATTGGCTAAAACACATATTGATGAACTCGTAGATTATCCAGCAAAAGTCATTTTAAAGTTAGCAAATGACAAAAACTGTCTTTCACTATTAAAAAACAAAATAGATATTTCAGAAGAAGATATTGATGACGCACTCTTAAATAACATATTTGATTATGAATACGTTGACAAAACAACCACAAGTGCCGAAGCATATATTTGGGTTGAGGCAGATGTCCCTTATGTATCAAACAAGACAATTAAGGGAATGGCAATTTATGTTACCATTGCTTGCCATAAACAATTTATGAAATTAGATAACAGGATATTTAAGGGGTTAATGGGTAACAGGCGAGACAACATTGCCAGGTTTGTTGATTTAATCCTTAATGATAATTTTGACTTTGGGATAGGGAAACTATCACTTAAGTCTGTAAAAACGTTATCATCATCAAATTCAAATTTTACAATGAGAGAGCTTGCATATGCAGTTCCTGATTTTAATATTAAGGAGAATATTGATGAAACTGGAGTATCTTGATTTATTAAGTGGCGAACCGATATTTATAAATAATATTGGTAGAGTTCGCTCTCCAATTGTTAGAGAAATAAAATCCGTTGGAGGAATAGGACAAGAGCGATATTCATTATATTTAAACATTTTTGCTTGGGATAAAAACCAAATTATAGATAATTTAAAAAACTTGCCAATACGTGGAATTAAAGCATTATCAAAAGTACCTGAAAAGTTTAATAATTTTGACATTATGATTTTGATTCCACAAATAAAAAAGCTGTTAGCAGAAGCTATGGCTTTTTTTATTGTAGAGAGAATTAAGTGGGATGAACAATCTCTTTCTTTTGTAGTATTTAATGAACATAATAAGGAGATTGGCAGAATTGATAGAAACAACTTTGATGTGCTGTGCGAAGTTGTTTTAAAGGTGAACTATGTTGGTGTCAATAAAGACAAAAAAATCAACAATGATAGTGGTTCTAAAACAGCATTATCAAGATGGGAAAAAGCGCAGGAGTTTTTACAAAAACAAAACAAATCTTCTAATGAAGATGAAGAATACTCTCTGGGCAACATTATTTCTAAATTGTGTGTTGTTCATCAATCATACAATTTGTTTAATGTTTACGAATTAACAATATTTCAGTTGTACGACCAATTCTTCCAGTATTGTTATCTGCACGCTACGGACTTAAATGAGCGAATATTTAGTATTCACGGTGGCGAGAATTTTAAGGGGAATGAATGGTTGAAAAATATAAATAAAAATTAAGGAGAAGGACATGTTAGAAAAGAATAGCCAAATTGCAAATCGTTTTGGATTGAACACAAAAGTTTATGCATATAAAGATGGCACTGTAAATGCAGAACCAGTAATGGTTATTGATTTTGCAAATTTAAGTGAAATCGCATTAGAAGGTGATTCTGTTTGGGCAACAGGTGGTCAAGCAAGAAGCAATAAGATTGGTTTTAACAATCCTATTGGTGGAACTTTCAAACTAACAACTCAAATTGTTACATCGGAAGTTTTAGCTTTACTTGCTGGTAAGAATGTTGCCGATGCTTCGAATACTACCGTATTTGAAAATACAGCAGACGGAACAGTGCCAGTTTATTATACAATTACCAGTGAAACGGTATGGCAAGATGAAACTGGAACAAAAATTAGCGAAGATTTAATTTTCCATAAAGCAAAAGTTAAGAGAGGTTTGAATATCTCATACGATGGCGGAAGTGATCCAGTGGAAGTAAGTATCGAGTTCGAACTTGCAGACGATGCGTCTGGTAAAGTGTTGACTATTACTCGTGCAGATATTGAAACACCAGAAGGGGAATAATACATAAGAACATAATGTAGGCAGGAATTATGTGTAAAATATTAAAACTTATTTCACCTATTCCTCCGAGCGTTAATCACTATTTGGCTTATAGGGTTGTAAAGACAGGCAGTGGTAAAGCTATTGCCTGTTCTTACAAAACTAAAGAAGCAACTATTTATCAAAAAGAATTTCAAGAGTATGTTTCAAAAGAAGCAAAAAAGCAAGGTTGGAACATAGAAGAAAATAAAAATTCTCATTTATATGTGGATACAGTTTTCTATTTTCCTCGCACAGATATGGACTGCAATAATTATTTTAAGGTTATGCTTGATGCAATAACTGCTACAAAGTTAGTTTGGAGCGATGATAATATTGTCTGTGAAAGGGTTCAAAAAATTTACTATGATAGTAAAAATCCACATATAGAAATATCAATTTACCCAGTAGATTATATTGGTATTTTTGACAATAGAGAAAGATTAACATCATACGAAGATAGGTGTAAAAATTGTAGTAGATATAGCAGAAATTGTTCGCTATTGAGCAAAAGTAAGCTTGGATATATTCAAGAAGGTATTTCACAGGAGAAATGCCTTTTTTTTAAAAATTCAAAGAATTAAAGGAGTTTAAGGTGAACAAAAACAAAAAAGAATTTATTACAAAAATATTAAATAATGGTGCCAAACCGGTGGTTGATTTAAAACTTAATATCGGTGATGAAGAGTTATTGATTAAGGTTAAACAACAACTTTCTTTTGAAGAAAAATTAGATGTAATAAAAGAAATTTATAATTTTGTATGTGATGTCGAGGGTGATGATGGTGGAATTATATCTCTAGATAGATATCAACCTTATCTAAGACAGTATGCAAAAAGATTTTCAGTAATTTTTCATTATTCAGATATAGATTTAGAGTTAACTTCTGGAAAGGATGCATCTTTAATCAATAATCTTGTTATGAATACAAACCTTTACGAAAAAATATATGAAATTGCTAAAGAAGATATTTCATATGTTTTTAGTTCTGCAGATGAACTCATAGATAATTATAGGGTTGCGGCAATAAGAAACAATGGGTTTGTTTCTGTGATAAATATATTTACAAAAACTCTAGACAAATTTTCAAATTTTGACGGGAAAGAAATTCTAAAATTAGTTGATAAACTAAAGGGTTTAGACATTGTTAATTTAGTCACAAAAATTAATAAGGAATAAAAATATTTATGAAAGGCGGAGAGAATGAGCACTTTATCGATAATTAATTTAATTATAGGGACAATCTCAACAACAATAACTCTTTCTATGCTAATTATTAAACCTTTTCGTTTATGGCTTTTGGGCATAAAAAAAGAAAAGAAACGAGAAGAGGAGATAAGAATTAATCAAGTTGAAGTTGATAAATGTTTATTGAGAGATAGAATTCTTTCAGTGTATTATAGACATAAAAGAACTAAGAAATTAAGTATATTTGATTACGAAAACCTTTTATATATGTACACACAATACAAGAAATTGGGAGGCAATTCTTTCGTTGATAAAATTTGGGCAGAAGTAGAAGAGTGGGATGTTGAGCACTAAGTCTAAATAAAATTCTATATTCATTGAAATTAACGGGAGAAGATATGATAAATATTCAATCCATTTTAAAAAAAACAAAGGACTTTTCTCAAACAAAACAAGGACAAGAAAAAGTGAAAAAATTAAGAGAAAAGGCATTTGATAATAACAAAAAATTCGGGAAAAAATTAAACCCTGATGGAATAGTATCCAAAAATGATTTTTCAAGAAATGCAAGGAAATATTTATCTATTTTACAATTTTATGGCTTATATGTTGCACCTTTCGCAACAAAAAATGATGGTTTAAGTCAAATAATTCAAGAAACTATAAATCATGCAACAGTTTCTAGACCTGTAAAGAATAAGGATGGAAGTTATGTAGTTAAAATAAATTTTAAAAAGAGTTTATTGAAAAGACCATCACTAATATCAGAGAAAGTAGATGAATATGGTGATTTTGTAAGTTATCCTACTGGTGCAGGTATAAAGAATATACTTGCTCTTTTTAATAATGGCTATAAGATTTCTGAGGGTAAAAGCATTCCGTACGGAACTTGGGAAAGTCACGGAATAAAAGTTAGGGCAAAACCCGAAAGACAACCATTGAGATTTATGCAGGAAACGCTTAAAGAATTTATGTCATTAAATAAAGATAGATTTAACATACAATCCGCCGATATAAACGACAAATACAAAGAATAATAAATGGGGGATTGCTGCATGAGTAAAGCAGATGTTGAATTACTATATGGTGTTGCTGGTGGCGGCGATATTAATGGCCAGTCGGGCAAAAAGATTGCAGCAAGCTTAAACCAAATTAGTAAAAAGATAAAACCTAAAATCCAGTTGTCTTTTGATAAAAAGGATTTGGATGTAAAAATTAAAGAAATAAAAACCAGAATTGAGAAAATACTTGGAAGTTATAAAAATGTTTTCAAAATTCAAGTTCCAAATTCTGCAAATGCTAAGGCTACAGTATCAAACAAAAAGGTTTCTAGTAGTGAAGCAAGACAACTTACAATGTATAAAAACATTAAAAAAGCTATTGATGAGACTAGAACAGCAGAGAAAAAGTTCTATAATTCACGCACTAAAAATAATGATTTATACATCAAAGAAATAGAAAAACAAGAACAGGCTATTGCTAATTTAAAAAATATGATGGATAACACCGTAGGTTATGGTAGATATCCGTTGAAGAAAGATTTAAAGTCTCAATTAAAAACACACAATAGCAATCTTGAAACAGAAAATTTAGATTATGCTAAAGAGAAATTATTTGATATTAATTTTAAATATCAACAAATTGTTCAAAAAACACAAGATTGGATCAATAGAACTAAAAAGATAGGGGTTTCAACTAAAGAGTCTAAACAAGAACTTGAAGACCTTTATAAAATCACTCAAAAACCATTAGATTTTACAGACGATGCAGTTCACGATTTAAAAGAAGCAAGAGTTCAACTTAATAAATTAAGGACTGAAACAAATAAAACAATGAATTCTATTCGTGAGAGAGGAGACAATGCTCCAACTCCACAAAAAGATTTTATAAAAGCATTGAAGAACAAGGGTCAAAGTATGATTTCTGCAATGCTTATTGCTTCAGCAGGTCGTGCATTAATGCAGGTATATCAACATGTTGTTGAATTAGATACTGCAGTCACTAATCTACAAATTGCAACAGGCAAAAGTAGGGAAGAGACTGAAAAACTTATAGTTACATATTCAAAACTTGGTAAGCAATTAGGAGCAACAACAATCGAAGTTGCAGATGCTGCAAATACATGGCTTCGTCAAGGATATTCTATTGCCGAAACTAATAGGCTAATTGAAAATACAATGATGCTTTCAAAACTTGGTATGTTAAGTTCAGAGGAAGCAGCAAAAGCTTTAACCAGCGCTATGAAAGGTTACAAAAAAGAAGCAAGCGAGGCATTGAGTATTGTTGATAAATTTACAGCAGTTGATATGAAGGCTGCAATAAGTGCTGGTGAAATTGCAACAGCAATGGCAGAAACCGCAACAGGAGCTGACCTTGCTGGTGTTTCAATGGATAAACTTATTGGTTATATAACAGCCGTTGCCGAAGTAACACAAGATTCTCCTGAAAGTGTTGGAACATACTTTAAAACGTTGTTTGCTCGTATGGGGAATGTCAAAGCAGGTAAATTCGTTGATGACGAGACTGGCGAAGCACTTAATGATGTTGAAAAGGTGTTAAACGAAGCAGGAATTGCATTAAGAGATAATACCGGAAAATTTAGAAATTTTGGAGATGTCTTAGATGAAGTAGGTGCAAAATGGGCAAGCTTCAACGATGATGCGAGAAATACGCAAGAAGCATTGGCTACTGCTTTTGCAGGAACAAGGAATGCCGAAAAGTTTAAGGTATTAATGAGCAACTATGCTAAGGCATTAGAATATGCTAAAGTTTCAGAAGAAAGTGGTGGTACGGCAGAGGAAAAATACCAAACTGCATATCTAAACAGCATCGAAGCAAAAATGAATTCGTTAACTGCAACTTGGCAGTCATTTTCTCAAAACATATTAGATAGTGGAATTGTTAAGGCGTTTGTAGACATTATAAATGTAATAGCCGAAGTTTTAGAGTGGTTCAGTTCGCTTGGAAATGGTGCAGTTGGTTCAATAACAATTATAACGGGTGCGATTGTTCTTTTGGTTGCAGCAGTTTCT